GCGGCTGCGCGTACATCTCGTGTACCGGAATGCGCCATGCTGCCAGCTTTGGTGTGGTGGTATCGGGTCGGCTTTCTGTTTCGCCTACCCAGCCGGAGCCAACTTCGTCAAGATCAAAGATGCCCTCCAGTGCGTCGGTGCCGATTGGCAAGACATTGGCAACCTGGCGCATAGGTGAGGTTTCAAAGATTTTAGTAACAATGCGGCCAGAGGTGTCAGGCTCAACAAAGTAACCGCCGTCAGGATCAGACCCGACAGAGAGAGACTTCAAGGCATCTGGCTGGTTTGCGTAGCGGTCGCCTTTGCGCATCCATTCCTGGAAATGCGCCTTGTACTCGCTCAGGCCCTTGGGGCCAAAGTCTTTGACCAGCTCAGATGCAGGAATGCCGCGGCTCTTTGCAACCATACGAGCAAACTGATCCGCCTTGGCTTGCATTTTGCCAGAGGTGCCATCGTCAGTTGCCGGGGTTCGACGTGCGAAGGCGTTCTCAGCTTCGGTCAACCGGGTCTTAATTGCACCCAGCTCGTCAAGCCGTTCGTTCATTTTGGTAAGTTGTCCTTCCAGCAAAGGATCGGCCTTACCGTCTTTTTCGATCTGAACTAAACGCTCGTCGTTCTTTTTCTTGAACTCGTCAAACGTTTTGCCCAGACCTTCGATTACGTCCTTCAGCTCATCAGCCATTAGGAATATCCTTTCAGTTTGTTTAAGAGGGTTCGTGTCGCTTCAAGCGCTTCAGCTTCAGAATCACTCTGGTCCGATGCGGCTTTGTAACCATGGCTCGCGATGGCCGTGGCTTCTTTCCGTGAGTACCCGGCATCGCGCAGGAGCCTCTCAAAATCTTTTATGCACTTTACGCTTGTGATTAGTGCTTGGGGGTTTGCGCCAAAGGTCACTAAGCTGATTTCCATGAGGTCAACTTCCTCAATCATCAGCCCACGCATACCGCTAGCGCCACCGGGCGGAATGTTAAAGCCCACACTCATAGCGTCAAGGATGCCTTCCTTCAGCAGAGCGAATGTCTCGCGGCCCTGCTGAGTCTCCATGACGACCCGGCCTTTTACAAACAAGCCGTTGTCGTCTTCTTGAATGTCAGTGTACTTGCCCACCAGGTTGCGTATGTCGTGCTGTAGAAGCATCTTCGGCATACGGCCAGTTTCTTTGGCTTTGGCGATGGTGTTCTTGAAAGCGCCTTTCATAATGACGTCGCCATCAGAATCCTGCACGCCGAAAACGCTGGCGTAGCCTTCAAACATGCCAGTGTCGTCAATCGCTTTTAACTCAAGGCTACCCGTGAAGTGCTTTTGATTCATGCCTGCGCCTCATAGTTGCGCGTTGGTTCTATAACTTTCAGGCATGTTAGCACATATTGGGAAATTAAAATACAGGCGTAAAAAAACCCGCGTCTGCGGGTCTAGCTGTCTCGTATCTTATGCGTCCAGATCACCCCCTCTACGTATTCTAGGAGATTCGGCGGCTCTGGCTGACAGTGTTATGTGCGCCACCTCTGCCTGGGCTTAATCGGTTGTTTTCTGCGTCTGCCCTTACAAGGGCTTGTTCTGGTTCATCATACCTACTGTCTGAGCAATATCTATAAGCTGCCAGCAATTGAGATCGTGATCGTATGGCCTGAATATCCAGTATCCTTCGCTGTTTTTTATAGCCAATCCAAGCGTAATCGGGTTTGATAAGATTGTAATATTGTCAATAATTTTAACGCCTAGCCCTTCAATATTTATGGTGTGCATTTACTGTGCCCTCAAAATCTTCCAAGCAATTTTCCCGCGCTTAGCTACAGGTCAAGACTCGTGTGAATCCTCAGTGGCCTTGTAGCAAGCCAGATACCACTTGTTAGTCAACCACAATATACCCGACGGCACACCGGCAATTAATGACCTCTTCAGCAGGTCCAGACGGATCGCCGGGGTAGTTAAGTTCGACCCCCCCAACTATGAAAGGCTCGTCCATGCCCACCACATCACCGTCTGCTTCTGCGTGCGTGTCGCGTGTTCGGCCTGGCTGGCTTGCTGCGATCCATTCCCGGCGCAGATTTAGGCCCGTTGATTCTGCCTGTTTTTTTGCACCGAAGTTCCCAGCCCCGTGGGTTTCTGTTCTGGCTATAAGTGCGCCGCGCTGCCTGCCAATTAATGCTGCGTTGCTAGATATTAGCTTTGCGATCTCTCTCTGCCCTAGACCCGCTTTTTGGCCTATAGAAATCTGCGTCATTATCTGTGCGCGTGTCGTGTCGCTGATCTGTGTGATCTTCTCGCCACCAAATTCGGCAATGTATTGGGCAACGAACAAATCCCACTTTGCCTGCTCTTTAATGACATCCGGTGAGGTGCTGCTTTTAACGGCTGCTGTGATGCGCTTCGCCATGCCTTCAATGGATGCGCGATAAATACGCGACAGTAGTGACTGTATGCGCTTAGCGTGCTCGTCAGGCAATCCAACCTGGCCGGATGCTTGCCACCTCTTAACCATCAATACTGTCGTTGATGCGATCTCTTTAGCTAACAGTCTTTCAGACACACGCGACAGCCGCTCAAGCAAAAGCTGCTGGCTGCGGCGCTCTCTCTGTGCGTCCTGGTCAAGAAGTCTTCGGAGGGCCATAAGCCTGCGCCTTTGCTTCTTCTGCTGTTAGTTCTGGAGGCAGCGTAATTGGCTCTACTGCCATTGCCAGCGGTATCATGCTAGACGAAACCAGTATCTCATCGCCGCCATTGGCCAGCTTGTCATAGCCTTTGATCTGCCGCCGCTCGTTGATGGTCAGGTCACTTGACGCATCAGCCATCATCCACATTTCGCGCCGCTTTTCTGCAATCGCCGGGATCTTGTCCATGTCAATGTCAAGAGTAACGCCGCCAAACGACTCAGACAGCCAGGCGTTTAGCTCATCGCGTATGTACTCTGCCAGCGGTATAACGGTTTCTTCGTAGAATGCCAGGCGGGCTTCTTTGTAGTTTGAGTATGTACTATCGCCGGGGATGTTCAGCAGCAAAGGTGGCACGCCTAAAGCTAAAGAGATGTCACGCGCTGCGCTGTACTTGGTTTCTATGATGGCCACATCAACAGGACTCATGCCCATTTGCGTCCACTTGAGTCCGCCCTCAAGCAGCATGGGTCGCCCGGCATTTGTGCTGCCACTATATTTTTCGTCTATCTCTGATTTGAGCCTGTTGAATTGGTCATCTGTCAAAGCCCCTTCGCCAAGCTCCATAGCACCAGACGGGGCCGCGCCGTTCTGCAACAGTGACTGAACCCATCGCATAGCTTCGTTGTGCTGATCCACTGCATACGCACCGGCCATCAGCGGACTCATGCCATAGTAGTCATCGAGAGGGTTAAACGACTTCATGTGCCTGATCTCACTCTGCCCTGTGCGGGGGTCTGCTTCAAAGTTTACGCAAGCTGTGCCGACGCTGAACTTGTAGCCCATCGGGAACCCTGTAGAGCTTGGCAGCACCTCCATGCGGTCCGGTCGAAGTGCGTACATTTCGCGTGCTTGCTGGCCGACCATTACGCGCTCTAAATACGAGTTACCGGATATGCGAAAGAAGCCAACAACGGCACGCATGAACTCCGGGCCTGACTGTAGCGGGTTTGGCTGGCGGATCAGGTCAAGAAATGGGCTTACCTCTACTTCCTCGCCTCCGGAATTTCGCGCAATCCAGCACATCGCCGCTACAGCGTCAGCCGTTTTGTTGATTGCCTGGAAGGCCACGACGTTTTTTTGATAGCCTTCAACCGCGTATTCTCTTGCGCCAACTTTATCACTACCTAGCGCAAACTGGGCCTGGTTCTTGCCGGTAAAAACAACCGGGCCTGTCCGCGATTCTTTTGTCTGCGCCGGTTTACGTTTTAGCCAGTCCAGCATGATTGCCCTGCCTGTTGTTTAATGATGTGTCAAGTTTAACGGATATCTTATCATGTTCATAGTGAGCGAACTCTAGGCGCACTCTTGGCCGTTATGAGCGGCTGTAGCGCGTACCTGACCGCATCCCACCTGTGGTTATTATCATCTAGTATGACGGGCTGTATGTCGCCTGTGCGCTTGTCTACCTTGTAGCTGTAAAGCCTGGCCTCTTCCTGCATTGCTTTGCAAGACGTGTGAATGACTATCTCATCAAACGATTTAAGAAACTCCACGCCATCCTCGACGCTGCCAGGCCACTTCTTAACGCCCTGCATCTTCGGTAGCCCGTGCCGCTTTAGGTAGCTAATTGATTCCGGCCTGGCGCTGTCCGCTCTAATTGCATAGCGCTCGATCCACTGGTCATGTTCTTTAAAATACTTTGCCGTGTCGTCTAGCTCTAGCCCTATGCGCCCTGCATCCTGATCTATGTACAGTGTATTTGCCTTTATGTATGTACGAACAAAGCAACTAGGGTCATTTGCAAAGCCAAAATCTAGCCCGTACATCGGGTCGCCAAACGATTCGTCAGGTTCAAATTCATCAACGCGCCAG